ATCAACATCTACGTTTCCTGAAATATCTAAGGAAGCTGCAATAATTTCGCCACTAGCGTTGATTGCTCCGTTGATATCAATAGTGGTTGCGGCTATCTGAATCTCTGTATCTGCAACAAGATCAAGTTGCCCATCGGTACTAGAACTTATATGAATTGCTGTGTCACGAAATTGAATTTTATTAGTAGTAGCGATAGTGGTTGCTGCTGCTATGTTTACAGCTCCATCTATATCTACTATGTCTAGGTTGGATGTTCCGTCTATATCGATGTCTCCACTAATATCTAAAGAAGCACCTGTTAAAACACCCGCTACTGTAAGAGTAGAAGCCATATCTACAGCTCCGTCAATGTCTACAACATCTAAATTGGCTGTTCCGTCTATATCAATGTCTCCACTAATATCTAAAGCTGTACCAATAAGTGTTTGTGTGAGCGTAAGCTGACCGTTAGATGCTATTGTTATTGCATCTACGTCTGAGGCAGAACCTATTGTCTTGCCATCGCCAATAATAAGATCGTCAGTTAATGTGACTATGCCCGTCACTCCAAGAGTGCCACCTATAGTTGCATCGTCTGTAACCGTTAAATCGTCTTGTACTTTTAAATCTACAACATTAAGACTGGCAAAAGCGTCAACAACTGCTGCACCAGAACCTGCTCCATCTAGGTAAACCGCTTTAACATCTCCAGGTGGAATAGTGATATTAGCTCCAGAGCCTTGAGTAATAATAATATTTTGAGAACCACTTGTACCATTTTCAATAAACTGTACTCTATTGATTGTGTTAGGTGCAATCGTAATAGTACAGGCTGAATCTAGTGTTCCTGTGTATTCCAGATACATTGCCCTACCTGGATCAGTTGCGCCATCAGCTACTGTAGTAGTGTGGGTGTCTGCGTTAGTGGTGATTCCTTCGGTTCCGTAACCCATCGCTTCACCGATCAATTCTAAATTTGTATTTGTTGTTGTTCCCCAAGTTCCACTACCGTCACCAGTAGCCATTTCATTTAATCTGAGGTCATTTACGTATGTGCTAGCCATTATTTATTCTCCGTGCTGTTTGATTATAGTATCTTTTTTCATATTAGTTAAGCAACTTCTTCCCAATTTGGTGTTTGTGAAACAGTGACACCATTCCATGTTGTCGTTACTCCAGGAACTACTTTCCCCCAAACAAGCAAACCCCCTAATGAGGTAGTCCCTAGAACACTTGTTGGGAAAGCATTAGCATTTCCAGAAACTGTTTCATCCCCAACTGCTCCAGTTGCAGAAAGACCTGTGATAGAAAGTATGTTGTCTGTGACTGTGCTAACACTGCCAACAGCTCCTGTGCCTGCGACAGTTGTTGGAAAAACATTTGCTGTTCCAGTTACGGTTTCTTCACCAAGAGCTACTGTTGAAGCTAACCCCGAAACACCTTGAAGAGCAGCACCTGTTGTGGCTACCGAAGCTATTGCTCCAGTTGCTGCGACACCTGTTATAGAGACAGGTATAATTCCTTCGCCAAAGGCTAAAGAACCCCAACCTCCTCGACCCCAACCATTAAGTTGCTGTGCCATAAATTGTTAAGCTATTCTTATTACCGCAGCACTCGCACTCGCAGTTGGGAAAGATATAGTAAAACTACCTGCAGTAGAAGTCTTATCTCCACCAAAATCAAATACAGCAACCGCAGGATCTCCCGACTGAGTGTCGTTGTATATCATACAGCCTCTAGCTGTGATTGTTGCTGTACCAAAAGTTAAATCAGCAAAGTCTGTAAAACCTGTAGTTCCAGAACTTGTCGGGTTTATATTAGTTAATGCTGCTCCCCCAGAAGTGTAGTTAGTCCCACTTGCTTCGTTAGTCGTTACAAATGCTGTCGTAGTTGCACTCATTGTTGCTGAACTTGTGTATAGTGCTAGTTTAAAAGAATTACCTCCTGATGCTAAAAAATTATGTTTAGCTTCTAAAAGTTCTTTTTTAAAACTCGTGCACATTGCTTGTGTTATTGCCATTATAGTCTCCTTATAATATTTGCTAGGTCTTTGTGACCTTGTTGTTCTAATTGATTACATATAGTACACATGTGGTTTTTTACTCCTTCTTGTATATAAAAAGTAACCACTTGTTTGCATGCATCTCTAAATGCATGAGCTTGTGCCTTTAATGGCGCAGGAGCATCATCACTGACAGAAATTATTTTATTAGTTGCCATCTCAGCAACTTCTTCTACCGTGTGTCCTCTGTTTTTTGTTGTAGTGACACTGAGGTCACCTAACTCTGATAAAAATTCTTGTGTTTGCATTAATATTTACTTGGTTCAGGTGTGTTAAACTCTAAATCGTCTCTTCCTATCATTCCTATAAATTCTTGTTTTTCTTTTTCTACCTCTGACCATTTACCTGCTTGCATTTTATCATCTTTTATATAAGTGATGATTGGGTCAGGCAAACGGTGGTAACCATAAAGTTTGTTTTGAATATCTACATCAGTGTCTAGCAGATTAGACCTAGGAGCTATAGAAATTTCTACTCCTTGGTCTATGCATTTAGCTAACCAAAACTCACAGCAAGCTCGACCTGCTTCTGCGAAATGCATATTAGTTTTATAAGTAAAATCTACACCAAACACAGTTAAATGACTAACTTTATTCCAAAGAGCAAAAGCTATTGCGTAAGCTACTGTGTTGCTGAAATAAGCACACCCTAAATCACTAATTAAATCATTTAAAGGAAACTCTTCTGCTGAAGGTACTCTTTCATCTAATTCACAAGTGTATATGGGGTATTTTATTTGCGGCAGTCTATTCCTCATCATAGGTGTCATAGATCCTGCATCTTCTGTGTCTAAAAATCGACTCATAGGATCCATAATAAAAGCTCTGTCTACGTCTGGCAAAACACCCACCATAGCATTAACAGCCCAAACTTCATCAAAAGTTAAACTGTGTGTTTTAGCTAAATGATAATCTATCTGGCTTTGCCCCATAGCCACTAATGCTATGTTTTTACCTTCTAATTTTTTTATCATTAGTAGATGTCTCCGTAACGGTATTCATCTTTATTCCCTAATATTTCAACCCTGTTTTTTAAACTTGTTAAACCACTTGTAAACCTAGCCTCAAACATTTGAGTTTCATTAGGGTCTAGTTTTAAGAATATCGCTGCTTCTGCCAAAGCACCGTAAAATAATGTGTCACCTGCGTTAGTTCCTAACCAACTTGTGCCGTCAGCAGAAGAAGTTATAGATTGAGGGTTGTACACATAATGTAGTTCAAAAGTAAAACTAGAGCTGGGAGTAGGAGCTATTATGAAAGTAGTGTCATCAAAAAGAGCATAATAAAGTGGTGATCCTGTTGTTGTCACCTGTGGTGTGTAGTCTCTAATAAAAGAAACATCTTTTAAAAGTAAATAATCATAATTGTTACTACCATCAATAACTGCTAAGCTTAACGGTGTTAAAAAATCGGAAGGCATTTCTAGGTAAGTGTTGTCTGCTGTTGATGTGCCTGTTACATTTTTACGGAAAACAGGTATCTGTACGTTTTGTAAAATTCTTTGTTCTGCTTCTTGTATAAAGATAGGGAGATTACTTACAAAAGTTGAATCAGAACTTTCGACATAATCTTGAATAGCTGTTTTTAATGTTGTGTATGTCCAGTTCATGCTGTTGTCACCGTTAGTGTTCCTGTCTCACCTTCCATTTTAAAAGGGTCTCCAATAACATTAGGAAACATTGTTCCAATAACTTCTGGGATAGTATTGTATGGTCCAACTTGTGTTGCGTTACCGTCTGCGTCGTAAGTGTTTAATGGTCCATATGTCGTAACTGTTCCTAGCCCAACTTCTTGATCAACATTAGGTCTAGGATTCCAAAGTGCTTCAGCATCTAAGACACGTGGTACTGGGTTTAGTTGAGGCTCTTTAGGGTCAAAACATTCTGGGCAAACTTTAAAGTCATTCCATTGTTTCTTTAAATCTAAATAAGGATAAGCCCACCCACAAGTGTCGCATATCCCTTGAGCATGTGTACCTTTAGCGTAAGCCATTAATAATTCCTCCTAGGAACTAAATGCAAACTATTTCTACCTGTGTCTCCCGCTACTGCTCTCGCAAAATCTTCTTCGTATAGCGGTTTTAATACTGCTATTCTTTCAGGGTTCTTTTTAAGAGCTAAGTAGAAAGCCAACCCTGAAACCATACACGCAATAAAACGACTAG